ACCCTGGCACACCTTTTACAACATAGCTTTGTAGATTTGTTAGCGGCGAGCTTCCCTTGTCTATGATTGTAACAATGTCGCCAATGGACAGGCCGTGCGCTGTTTCCGTCACCGTCACCACGCCTGCTGTGCAAGCCGTGTTACTAGCTGCCGTAAATACCAATGGCTGAGTGTAATCCCCGTTAGCCACTTTGGTAAACGTAGGCGTTGAGGCAATGTTCCCGTCAAACTCTAGGGCCGTAGCCCCGTCCCTAAAGATGTAAACCTTGTTAAACGCCTGTAAAAGATTAACGTTTTCAGTGATTGTCAGGGAAGCGGGATAGGTGATGTTGGTTTCAACCCCTGTGGTTAAATTCACCGCCATTGCTTTGTCGTAAAGCGCAACGATAATGTATTCCTCGTTGTCGTCTAATGGGTTAGAGAACAAGCATGAGCCATAGGCCGCATTAACCAATGCCGAAATGATGGGAGACCCAGCCGTTCCAGTTCCAGTGTAGGTTTCACTACCCGGTGCCCCACCAAGAAAGATTGTAAACGTCGTAGCTCCAGTGACTGTCACTGTTCTGTTGCCGTTAGGGTCCACCGTTCCAGTAAGCCCAAGGATGCCCACCTGTGTTGCAGTGGTAAAACCGTGACTTGTTGTGGTGGTGATGGTTACTGTTTCTGCCACCCGAACCGCCGTTGAAATGTTTTTGCTGGCATAGACGTAAAAGGGAAGAATTAACGCTTCGCTGCTTGTGTCTATGAGGCCAGAAAAGAAATCAATGCCTTTGCGGGGTTGCCACGCCCCATTCACGCTCATTCGCCCGTTCTGGCTGTAGGCAAGAATGCCGGGTTCTAGTTGGTCGGGACGCAGACGGTTGTTCATCCCAAGGAAGAATGAATCGCCAGCCGATACTATGGCCGTATCTCGATCTCCGTATTTGTCATACCTCGACATATGGTTATGGCTTAAACCAGCTACGCACCTCGCGTATTGCCTTAGGGGTGGCTAAGACAAGGGCGCATAAAGAAACAAGTCCGGCCAAAGCGGCGGCTACAAATTGAGCTGTCTGCACTAAGTTCACGGAAAACCAACCCGAAATGGCTCCAATGGTTGAAATGGTAATTGGATGTTCCTTGATCATCGCTTTGCGGAGTAACGACTTCCATACCACCAAAAAAGCGCGGTAAAAGCCCCAAAGGTTATCTCGCCTAGCATTGTTTGCCGGGCTGCTTCTGGGGACACGGAAAAAACATAAACTAAAACGCAAAGGAGTGCCCAAGTGAGACCGGGGCGGGTAAAGCTGCGGAACGCCTCTACAAGGGTGAAGACAGAAGCCACCCAAGGAACAACGCCAGAAGGCACTGTAAACGCAGCCTGCGACTCCTGGGACTTAGCAAAGGCATCCCAAGCCGCCGCCTTCTCAGCGGATTCCGTCTTAGCCCGCATAAGCATAATTTCTACTTCAGCGTCCTTCTTCTTGCGCCAAGCCTCAAAGATGCCCGTTCCAAGATGCAGGATAGACCCAAACACCCCACCACCCGCTGCATTAAACAGTATGTCTGTAAGGGCCATTAAACCGCACGGGTACGAAGGCGGATTTGAAACGCAGTCGCACTAGCCGGGGTAAATGCCGCATTGGTAACAAGTTGACCAAACAGAGAGGTAACGCTGGAAGCTAACTTCAGTTGATAATCAACTTTTGTAGTGGCCCCGAACAACGAATTTCCGTAATCAACCATTGTTGCATTGTCCAACACAGCAAGGTGTTTAAGCTGGTCCGCCGTCACCAAGTTAAAAGCGGCATTGTCAACAATAGCCGTTGGGCTTGCGTCGTAAAGGTGAAGACGAAAGGTGGTCATTCCGGACGGGATAGCCGTTGCATCAATCGTCAAATCGTAACCAGTGACAATTACATTACCGCCCGCTGGTCCGGCAACGGCAAAGGATGGGATGGAACACCCAGCTACGCCAGCCGCATTAATGCCAATGACATCGTTAGCAGCGTAAGCAACAACGTCAGCCGTTCGAACAAAGGAAACGGTGGACACCGCTCCTTCTGTAGCTGTGGACGATGGAGAGGAAAGGACCACTGGCAGCGCGTTGCTAACGCTTACGAGACGCCCGAGGTTTTGGAGATTTACGGTGGCTTGGCCCATATTGGGGGTGATTTTACACTATTAGGTTAACGACTTTGGCGACTGCCGTGAGATTGAAAACGAGAAAGAATTTGCCCATTTGCCTGATTCTGTGGCCTCATAAGCTCCAATGCCAAATACTCCTTGGCTACTTGTTCCTCAACTAGGGCCTTGTCTACCTGTCCATCCATACGCATAAAGTCTGCATATGCAGCGTGGGCCATGTAGTTAAAGAACTCCAGTGGAATGTCGGTGTTGGTAGTGGCGTCGTATGGTCCGTCCCATTGCTTTTTGTAAGACACATAGAAGCCTGGAGCTTCCGTGTAATTGCCAACAACATGGCAACCATCGCTTTGGACATAAAACGTGTATTCCCCGCCCCCAATAAGATTGTAAGGAAAAGCGTTAAACACGCGGATGAATGTGTCCACCTCTGAAATGTCGTCTGGCTGTGCCGTTGCAGATATAAGGGAGTAGGTCTCAGTAGCCGTGTTGGTAGTGGTGAGTTCGTAGGTGAACTCCGCGTCATCAGTCACCGTCACTTGATAGCTGCCATCTGGCTCAACAGTCCCCGTCATGCCAGCCATTGTAAGGTATTGGCCGGTAACAAAGTCGCCATCAATGTCCGCTGTCACCGTCACTGTCACCGTAGTCCCATCGCGGGTGGCAGCGGATATGCTTCGATTGCCGTCGTTAGCCGTATAGGCGAACGGAATGATGTTTAGGGGGCCGGGACGGGCCTCTGCGGCCACAATAAATCGCACCCATGTATCGCTCTCCCGGTAGGCTTGGTAGCCACGCCGGTTGATTAAGCTGTTAATCAGTGTTAATTCACTGGTTGTGAAAGCGTCAACGCCGGCTAGGGCGCGAATCCTAATCAGGATGTTGGCGTATGTTTCGCTTTGCATTAGAGCTTATGAACCGCCAAATCAGGGTTGGTTTTCTGAAAATGCTTTAAGAACTCACGGGAATGCACTTCCTTATGCCCATACTTTTGAAGCAGGCGGAAATACTCCCAGTCGGGCATTACACCCACATTCCTGCCCAATCCAGCCACTTTGCCGGCCCCCCGCATCTCATGTGCCGATTGACGGGCTACAGCCTCGCGTTTTGCCTCCGTTGCCTTCTTTAGCTCAATCCCCGTGCGAAACTCGCGCTCAATGGCTTTCCATCTGTCGCCAATGCTAAACCTCTTAGGCGGGACAATAATTTCCATAGAAAAGGGGCACAGAGCCACAAGCCCTATGCCCCATGATTTTATCCTAATTGCTTACAATTAGTCGTTGTACTGCGAGAGGTTAATGATTCGGAGACCAATGCCCCACTTGCCAGCAGTAAGCGATGTAAGAGCCGCATCGTTTACCTCAAGCAAGACGGAAGCACCAGCAACGGAGCCACCGACAAACTTGCTGCCGTTCGAGGTAAACAAATCACCCGTGTTAAACACGGGGACAGTCATACCGTCCGCATCCAAACCGTCAATGAACTCATCTGGGTCCGCAGCCGTAGTGCCAACGTCAAGCACCACCGAGGTAGAGCCCGCCGCAGCCGTAATCTTCCAGACGCAAGAACCTTCCAATGCGCCATTTGGAGGAATAGCCGCAATCGCGCGCTGACCACCGTTGCCGATAGCAATCAGATCGTTGAAATCAACAATAATAACATCGGTCCAAAGAGAATTAGCCGATTCGTTAATAGTGAGTTTAGCCATTTTAGTAGTTTATTAGGGGTTAAGCGAGGACGGTGATCTTACCATGCGCGCCGGGATGCAACATCTCAAGCGTGCCGGTGTAGTCCACAAAGCCGCGGTCGCCGCCACCTAGATTTGGAACTCGGGAGCTACCAAGCGGGATCAAGTCCGCAACGCCCATGTAATCGGGGTTAAGGATGTAACCCGTGTCCTTGTTAGTGGTATCAGGAGCACAATCAGGATTCATGTTCACGATGGACACGATGCCGTTGTCGGACTCGTAGAAGTCCACAGTGAGCTTGATGGTTGCCGTGTCCGCGCTCTGCTGAATCTGGCGATACACCGTGTTGGTGCTGCCAGAAGTGCGAGCGAAGTCAGCAATAACAGCCCGAAGCGCAGTGTCAGCCACCAGCGTCAGGTCATTCGCCATGCCGTTAACGCGGTAAATCGAGGTGATCAACGCATTAAGAACGGTTTCGGTAAACGCGCCAGAAGCATGAATGCTGCCCGCGGGAGTGCGGAACGCAGACGGAACATCCGACGGCCCCGCGCTATCAATCCAATCGCCCAAACCACGCATCGCATACGACGTGCCACCACCATTTTCCGCAGCGCGGTCATTGTTGGAGCAGATAGTCGCTTCGATGTCGCGCTTGAGTTCCTTGACAGCCTTCATTTCGGCCTGGGCAATCTTGGCTGGGCCAACGCTATCAACGGCCTGCTGCAAGTCGCTCACCATGAAAGAACGGCGCATCTTCTGGACATAATTGCCCAAACGCGCCCGGCCAGAGAACTTATCGGTGAACGCAGTGACATCCGCGCCTTCAGAGACGCCAGTGGTCGAGACAGCAGAAAGGCTGTCAACGGTCCATTCGTGGAAGGTTGCCGTAGCTTTACGCTTCGGGGCCATCGAGAGGATAGGCGTATCTTGCGGGGCAAGAGTCGTAATAACGTCGAGGAGGTCCTCGCGGTTGCTAACCCCAGAGCCGGGGTTGGTGGTATCGTAG